AGGTGCGGCGCCTGGCCGGCGATACCGCCGTCTGGCCGCAGCTGCGCAAGGAGGACGTGTTCGACCTGGTCAAGATCGAGATCCGGGCCGGGACCACGGGCAAGCCCGACAAGCAGCGTGAACAGGAGAGCTGGGTGAAGTTCATGCCGCAACTGCGGGATCTGATCGCCCAGGTCAGCGAGCTGCGCCGCAACGGCGACACGGAGACGGCCGACGCGCTGGTGCGCGTTGCCCGGGAAACCATCCGCCGCTTCGACGAGCGCTTCGACGTGGAGGAGTTCCTGCCGCAGAACGCGGGCAACGATCAGCCGAACGACCAGCTGATGCAGATCCAACAGCAGATGGCCGAGATGCAGAAGCAGATGGCGCTGCTCGATGCCCAGATCCGCAAGACCAACGCGGAAGCCGCCAAGACCGAGGTGGACGCCGCCGTCACGGCGCAAGGCCTCGGCGGCGTCATGCCGCCCATTGACGGGGTGCTGCAATGAGCCTGCTACCACAGACGTTCACGGGTCTGCTCGACCAGTACGGCAACCTGGTGCCCATCCTGGCCCTGCGGCCGTCGCATGCGAGCCTGAGCATCGGCAGCACGTCGGCGCGCGTGGCATTGCCTGGCAATGGGGTGGTCTACCGGATCTCGGCGACCAAGGACTGCTGGATCCAGTTCGGCGACGTGTCGGTCGTCGCAGCCGCTGGCGACATGCTGTTCCTCCAGGGAACGGAGGTCGTGCGGTTGCCGGTAGACGCCACGCACATCGCAGCCGTCACCGTGGACGGGACCGGAGCCCAGCTGGGCATCACCGAACTGCAAGGGGAGAACTGACATGTGGCCTTTCTCACGCAAGGCGAAATCCGAACCCGAGGTCGGTTACACAGGCCAGCCGGTGTTCGTGAACCTGTCGCCGGATGACCGCCGCGCGGTGTTGCGGCACCTGGTCCGGATCCGGACCTGCCGGCAGGCCTGCCGCAAGGCCTCGGCGACGCCGGAGCGCATCGCCAGCCTGCAGGCGGAGGTGCGGCGCCGGGTGAATCTGCTGGCGGCCGCCGGCATCGAGACGCCGACCAACGATGCGGGTCTCGTCGGTCTGATCGAAGAATACGGAGGGTAAGCCATGCCCTGGAATCTCTACGACGCGTTCCGCGAGGGCCAGCAGGACGCCCGGCAGATCAACCTGGATGCGGTGAATCTTTACATCGCCATCGTCTCCTCGCTGTACACGCCGGATCAGAATCTGCACGAGTATTTCAGCGACATCACCAACGAGGTAAGCGGCGGCAGCTACACCGCCGGTGGCAACCAGTGTCTGAATCCCATCGTGTCCATGGACACGGCTGGCCTGGTGACCTTCGATGCCGACGATCCTGCCGTGTGGCCACAGGATGCGGCCGGCTTCACGAACGGACGGCGATTCATCGCCTACGACAGAACCGGCGCGGATGCGACGGCATGGCGGCTGATCGCTTTTACCGATCCGGAAGCGTCCGACTTTGGGAACGTAGCCGGTCCGCTGACGTTCCAGCTCTCGGCCTCCGGTCTGTTCACGAGTCCGAGGTAGGTCATGGCCTGGTATGCAGTCTATCGCCAGTCGGATGGGACCTTGGTCAGTATTGGTCAGGTCGTTGCTTCAGATGCGGACCTTACAGCAGCCGGCCTAGCTGTCGTGGGGCCGCTGTCGTTCGATCCGCGCCAGCCACAATATCGCTGGAATGCTGCGACGCTTGCGTTCGACACCGCGCCCAGCCCGCGCCCACCAATCTCTGTCGAGAAATTCATTGACCGATTTACCGATGCCGAGATGGGCGCAATTATCGACGCCCGCGACAACGGCGCAGATCAGGCCGTTAGCACGGCGATCAAGGGTTTTTTCGAGCGTCTTTACATGCGCAGCGAGGTCGATCTGGACTCGCAACGTGTAATTGACGGCCTGGCCTTCCTTGAGGCACAGGGGTTGATTGCGCCTGGCCGGGCAGCGGAGATCCGTGCATGAGCCGACTTTCGCTCATCAAAGGCGGTAGCGGTTTAATATCGCAGTATGGGGCTGATACAGCAAATATCACGTCAATTCTCGCGCTAACAGGAAACGGCTGGGGAACGTGGGGCGATTGGGTAGAGATAACGCCCGCGCTACCGTTCGACGTAACGCGCATCGATCTGTCAACATGGCCAGACTCAAACTCTTATGGGAGTGCAGTGTTTGAGATTGGGGTTGGTATTGCTGGCGCCGAGTCGCCTTTGCCGAGCACTAAGGTTTACCAATGTCGTGATGATGCTGGCGCAGCAGGAACATGGCACACCTTATACGTGCCGATAAAAAAAGGTAGTCGCGTTGCGATCCGCGTCTCCACAAACAACGACAATACTGTGCCACCGATGTTTGCGCAGGTGTTTTTGGCGAACGAGCTTGGCGCGCCAACCCTGATGTATGAGCAGGTTCATACTGGAACAAACGACGCAAACACTAGCAGCTACAAATTCACGCTGACACCTGACTCAGTGGCAGGGGTAAAAGGTGGCGCGGTAGAAATCACGCCATCCGCACCTTTTAATGTGCGCGAAATCATCATCCAAAGCGCAGCATCAAGCGGCAACGGTGACGCGAGGAAGCGGCACCTTCTCGACATCATGACAGGCGCAGCAGGGGTCGAAACTGTGTATATCGGCGATATTGTGTCTGATTATGTTGGGATCTGGAGACTGTGGTGGTCGCAGGATGCGATGAGGATACCAGTATCAATCTCACGAGGAACGCGCATCGCTGCGCGCGTTGCCGCTGACGCCGCGACGATAGCGGCGACATATCCAGACTTGAAGATCGCTGTGCGACTGGTTGGAGACTGATTTATGACTGTCCTTGCAAGCGGAACAACTACTCCGGCAGCAATAGGAACAGAGGAGGTGCTAACATCGCTGACCGTAGCAGGCTTCAAACATGCAGCAGTGGACATCAAAAACCTTTCTGCCGACGATATTCTTGAAATTATTATCAGAAAAAAGGTTTTGCCAACTGACACGCTTGCGGTCGGCGTGGATGACGGGATTGTGTATCGAGATACATTCACTGTTGACAATGCTCGACTTATCCCTATCGTCGAGCTGCCACCAATCAAGAGCGAGCACGAATACATGCTGAGCATCAATCAGATTGCCGGCACCCCTCGCGCTTTCAACTGGTCAGTGGACAGTCCTTAACAGATGTTCTACTGGCTTTCGACCGCGGCCGCCGAATCTACACTTGGTGGCGGGTCGGGCGCAACACTGACGGCATCACCGGCGACACTGGTGACAAACGGGCAGACAGTGTCGGTTTCGGCGGCGACGATATTGCAGGTAGCACCAGCGACACTCACGCATCTGGCTCAGGGTTTCACGCTGATCCGTGAAACGGTGGTGATTGCCACCAGTGCCGGTTTCGTGGTCGCCGGGCAGGTCTACTCGGTCATCGCGGCCGTGACGATCCTGGGGGCAAGCACGGTCTTTCAGTTCGTCGGCCAGGCGACGAGCCTGGCCAGCGGGACGGTTGTCCAGGCTGCCACGGCATCCCTGGGATGGGTGGCGCAGGGCTACACGGTCGTGAAGGCAACGGTGACGAGCGCTGCCAGCGCGAGCTATCGGCTGATCGGTCAAGCAGTCTCGGTACCTGGCATCGCCGCCGTGGTGCGGTATGCACGCCGCACGATACTGACATACCTCGTTCGCAGATGAACGATTCCCCAACCTACGGAGGTCCCCATGACAATCGAAGACGAGAACGAAAACGGGCGGAATATTCCTGATAATCCGAACGGTGAAACGGAGACACAGTCCGGTGGTCCGGAGCAGACGGATACTGAACAGGCGACGGAGACGGAATCGGAGCCGACGTCGCTGCTCGAGGCTGTGACCGAGGAGCTTGGAGGTGACGACGAGGAAGCCGTAGAGGGCGCCGAGGCGTTAGACGATGCCGGTCATGATGGCGGCGACGAAGGGAATGCCAATGCTGGTGCGGAAGGTGCCGATAGCGATAACAGCGAGGCCGGGGCTGAAGGGAAGGATAAGGCGGACGAGGGCGGCGATGAGGACGATCTCTACGCGCCCTTGCCGGACGACGTGAAGGAGAAGACCCGGGAGCGCTTCAACAAGCTGGTCGAGTCCCACAAGGCACTGTCCACCGAGCTCGAGACCTACCGGAGCGAGAACGAGGGTTTTCGGGAGGTCATCAACTATTCACAGGCCACGCCGGAGGAGTTCAACCAGCTCATGGAGTATTCGCGCCTGGTCAAGACCGGCGATCTGAAGGCGGCGCTGAACATGCTCGACGAGCAGCGTGCCCAGATCGCCCGTTTGCTCGACGAGCCGGTGGCCGGCGTCGACCAGCTGGCCGATTTTCCGGATCTGAAGCAGCGGGTCGAGCAGATGGAGCTGTCGCAACAGGATGCGCTCGAGATCGCTGCCCTGCGCCGGCGCGAGGCGGCCATCCGTGAACAGCAGCAGGCGGCCGTCCAGCAGCAGGAACAGGCGACCACGCTGCAACAGGAGGTCGACCGGGCATCCCAGGCGATCGTGCAGATGGTCAACCAGTGGCAGGCCAACGACATCGACTTTCCCCGCAAGCAGGAACAGCTGATGGCCAAGGCGCAGGAGATCGCCGAACGCTATCCGCCGAATCTGTGGCAGCAGGCGCTGCAGGACGTCTACGAGGCGATGCAGGTGGTCCCGGCGCCTGCGCCCGAAACACCCCCTTCGCCGCAGCCGCTTCGGCCCCAGTCGGGCGGCGGCGGAAAACCGGTTCCACGGAGCATGCTGCAGGCCGTGGAGCAGGCGCTGGGCGAGTAGTCGCCCGGCAACAGCACGACAGCCGTATCGCCGGAGTCGCGCCCGGCAGGACAGTATCGAGGCCTCGTCTCCCTCAAGTGCTGGGAATGACATCGCAACACGTGTTCAACCCACTACTCGAGGAGTATCACCATGCCTTTCACCGCAGAAGAGATCGCGGCCGCCGGCAAGATCAGTCTGGACTACTACCAGAAGAACAAGCCGGTAGATCAGGTCAACACGGAGCGGCCGCTGCTCAAGACCCTGAAGTCGAAGCAGAAGAGCGCACCCGGCAACAAGCAGTTCATCGTGGAACAGCTGCGCAAGAGCAACGGTTCCAACTTCCAGTGGTTCAACGGCTCCGAGGTCGTCACCTACAACAAGCGCCGCAACATCGAGCAGTCGCAGTACGCCTGGCGTTCGGCCCACGACGGTTTCGCCCTGGACGAGGATCGGCTGATCCAGAACGGGATCACCATCGACGAGTCCGGCAAGGGCAAGAACCACACCCAGGCCGAGCGGGTGCAGCTGACCAACCTGCTCGAGGAGGAGATCGAGGCGCTCGATCTCGGTTTCGAGGAGAAGTTCGACCAGGCGCTGCACCTGGACGGCACCCAGGATGCCGACGCGGTCATCGGTCTCGATGCCATCGTCTCGCTGACGCCGGCCACCGGCACCGTCGGCGGCATCGACGCCTCGGCCAATCCCTTCTGGCGCAACCACGCCGCCACCGGCCTGACCACGGCCACCAGCACCGGCAATATCCTCAACCAGATGGAGCTGGCCTGGAGGGCCTGCATCCGCAACGGTGGCGTGCCCGACTTCATCCTGGTTGGGTCCGACTTCCTGGACGGCTACCGGAACTTCATGATGAACACCTTCGGCCGCGTGAACTACACGCCCACCGGTCCGAAGAACATCGACGGGGGTTCCGGTCACAAGCAGGGCGTGAGCACCGGGATCTACTTCAACGGCGTCGAGCTGGTGTGGGATCCGGTGTTCAGCGAGTTGGACACCCTGTATGCGCCGACCACGCCCTGGGAGAAGCGCTGCTACTTCATCAACTCCCGGCACCTGCGCCTGCGGCCGATCGACGGCCAGGACATGGTGACCCGCAAGCCGCCTCGTGCCTATGACAAGTACGAGTACTACTGGGGCCTGACCTGGCGCGGCGCGATGACCTGCAACCGCCGCAACGCGCACGCGGTGCTGGCCATCGCCTGATCCATCGTCCGATGGGGACCACGCCGGGCGTGTTGGCCCGTGCGCCCGGCGTGGACGTGCAACGGGCCACTTTTCCCCAAATACAGGAGAACGTCATGACCGACATCAACGCTCGCCGCGTCCACGTGCTGGTGGATCGCGGCCCCATGGAGAAGATCCCGACGACGGTCTACGCCCACGAGATCCCGTGCCTGGAGATCCAGCACGGCGAAGGCTCGGTGCAGGAACTCACGGATCTGCCCGAGGGCATGGACTACGACGAGATCGGCGAAGTCGCAAAGCTGGATCTGGACGAGGAATGGTCCCGCCTGATCGCCAAGTACGGGCGCCATCCGGAACTCAACGTCTCCGTCTGCGAGTACGTGTTCCAGGGCCGCAAGGACAATCTGCGCAAGGCCTGCGACGAGGCTGGGCCGCAGGCCGAGGAATCGGACGCCATCGACGCCGACGGTGATGGCAACCTGTCGAAGGCCGAGATCCAGGCGCGGCTGGCCGAGCTGGACATTCCGTTCCAGAAGAACGCCAACAAGGGCGTGCTGCTCGAGACGCTACGTGACGGTCTCGCCCAGCTGCTCGACGAGGCGGAGGTGCCATACGACGAGGATGCCTCCGTGGAGGTGCTCTATCACCTGCTGCCCAAGGGTGAGGCCTGATGGCGTTGCCCGGGAAACCGACGCTGGGTGAGCTGCGGGCCGAGCTGCTGTCGCGGCTCGGCTTCGCGGCCCAGGGCGCCGCCGCCGGCACGTTGATCACCACGGTGGACTCCTACCTGAAACGGGGGCAGGAGTATCTCTACTGGAAGTACGATTTCAACGAGCTGCGCCGAATCCACGACTACACGGTCAATCCCGGGCAGGTCCTCTACGACTGGCAGGACGACATGGAGCCCCGCCGGCTGATCTCGGTTCAGGTGCTGTTCAACGGCGTGTGGGAGCCGCTGTCGGAGGGCATCGAGTGGCAACACGACACCTACGTGGACAGCCGCTACCACCCGCAACGCTACGATCGGCGTGACCAGCTTGAGATCTGGCCCGAGCCGGACAGCGACTATACGCTGCGGGTGGAATACTTCCAGCGCCTGGCCCGCTTCGAGCAGGACGGCGACCGCTGCACCATCGACGACGCGCTGCTGTTCAACTACGCGCTGGGCAAGGCCAAGCGCCATTACAACCAGCCGGACGCGCAGGACTACTTCGACGAGGTGGCCGATCTGCTGCGCCGGCTCAAGAGCGGCGAACACGGACACAAGCGCTACGTGGTCGGCGAGATCCCGGGCGCGCCCCTGCCGAAGCCGAAGGTCGTGGACTACACCTGATGGCGCGTGCGATCACCTTCGACCGGTTCGAGGTGGGCCTGGATCTGCGCAAGGGTCCGAGCGTCTCGGACGCCAACCGGCTGCGCGAACTCAGGAACGCCTACGTGACCACCGGCAAGGTGGTGCGCAAGCGACCGGGCCTGACCCGGATCGCCACGCTCGAGCCGGGCACCAAGGGCCTGGTGGCCGGGCTCGGGAAGCTCAACACGTTCTACGAATCCGGCAGCGTCACCCACGCCAATACCCTGTTCCAGGCGCACCAGGTGGCCCATCCGACCGATTCGCAGCCGGTGGCGCGGATCCACAAGGGCGACGTGTTCGAGGGTTACCTGTACGTGTCGGTGGAATACGCCGACGGCAGCATCTGGCACCACTACCTCGACGGTACTCTGCCGTCGCACATCACCGACGCGAACTGTCCGCAGTCGGCCGCCTGGATCAAGATGAGTTCGAAGATCTGGGCGCCGGATGGCGACGTGGTGCGCTTCAGCGCCACCAGCCTGCCCAGGGACTGGAGCACCGCGAACGACGCCGGCTTCCTGCCCACCGGCCTGCAGCAGACCGGCGCTCTCGAGGCGCTGGCCCTGGGCCAGCAGGATCGGGATCTGGTGGTCTATTTCCAGGATAGCGCGCAGATCTGGGTGCCGGATCCCGATCCGGCGTTGCACGTGTTCAAGAAGCCGATCAACGGGGTCGGCACGCGCTATCCGCGCTCGGTCAACAACGTCTCCGGGGACAGCTACTTCCTCTCGGACTTCGGTTTCCGCTCGATCAGCATGCGCGGGGCGACCGACAACCTGACCGATGTGGACGTGGGCAGCCCCATCGACGTGCGCGTGAAGCCCCTGCTGACGACGGGCATCGATCCGGTTTCGACCTACTACGCCGGCGGCGGCCAGTACTGGTGCGCCATCGGCAGCTCGATCTTCGCCTACACCTTCTCGCGCACGATGAAGATCAGCGCCTGGTCGGAATACACCCTGGGGGTGACCGTCGATGACTTCGCCACGCTGGGCGGCAAGCTCTACATCCGCTCCGGCGACGACGTCTACCAGGTGGACGACGCGGTGTTCACTGACGACGGCTCGACCTACGAGATGGTGATGGAGATGCCGTATCTGGACTTCAAGCTGCCGGGGGTGATGAAGCAGATCGTCGGCGTGGATGCGGTCATCCAGGGCGATGCCGATCTGCAACTGCGCTGGGACCCGCGGGATCCGAATCTCATCACCGACAAGATCCCGCTCTCCGGTGACACCCGGCCGGGCAGCATGACACCGGTGGAAGTGATGGCGACGTCGGTCGCGCCGGTCATCACGTCGACATCGAGCCAGGCGGTGCAGATCGATTCGCTGACCTTCTACTACGAGACGCTGGGGGTGACCTGATGTGGGCCGTGCATCTCTATCAGATCTGCCTGCTCGACCCGGACCCGGTGCGCGAGCTGGTGGACGTGAAGTGGTTCCGTCGTCGCTGGCAGGCCGTGCTCTACAGCTGGTGGGTGAACCTGCCATTCGGGCTGAGCCTGTTCGTGATCGAGGGGGAAGTGCATGAGCACGCAGCTGACGACGCTCCTTGACGCGGTGACGGCCACGGGGCCGGGGGCCTCGCTGGATCTGAGCGTCGATCCGCGCTACCAGGGCGGCGCGCACAGTTTCGTGGTGAGCGGGACGTTCGTGGGTACGGTGGTCATCGAGGGATCGGTCGACGGGACCACCTGGCATGCGCTGGGCTCGTTCACCGACGGCGGTGGCCTGCTCGAGCGCGACGGTGTCTATGCACTGCTGCGCGGCAACGTGACGGCGCTGACCTCGGGCAGCATCACGCTCAAGGTCCGGTACGGCAGGTTGCAGGATCTGAAGGCCGATCTGGACACGCTGCTCGGTCGGCTGACGCAGACCCGGTCCGGTTACCTGGACAACCTGGTGCGCCTGGACACGGCGGTCAGCAGCGTCTCGGCCAAGGCCAACATCGACAACCTGATCAAGCAGATCCGGGCGCAGACGTCGATATGATCGAGACGCTTCGCATCGATCAGGCGATCTACGTGGCACGGCGCATGCGCGACGCCGACTTCCGCGAGGTGATGGCGACGCGGTGGGACGACGATCATGATCGCTTCGCCATCGACTCGTTTCAGTTGCCGGGCGTCGCGTGGGCCGCGACGGACGGCGAAGGCCTGCCGGTGGCCATCGGTGGCGTGGCCATGCACACGCCCGGCGTCGGCACGGCCTGGCTGGTGGCGACCGACGAGTTTCCCCGCGTCGCTGTGTCGGTCACCCGCCACGTGCGCCGGGTCGTGGCACGGCTCCTCGATGGGCATCTGAACCGGATCCATGCCTTCTCGGCGGCATTCCATACCGACGCCCATCGATGGATGAGGCGGATCGGCATGCGCCCGGAAGCGACGCTGAAGGCGTTCGGCAAGCGCGGGGAGGACTTCGTTATGTACGTGATCACACGGGAGGACTGAACATGTGTGGTGGTGGAGGAGGTGACGGTGGCGCCGCCGAACGGGAAGCGGCGCGGCTTCGAAAACAGAACGAGGCCATCGCGCGGGTCAACAAGCTGTTCGGGATCTACACCGAGGCACCAAAGCCGCGACGCGAGGATTTCGTGACGACCCAGGGCCCCGGTGGCCGCGGCCGGCGATTCGACGAGGCGGCCTACCAGCGGGCGATGCAGGAATGGGAGGCGCGAAACGCGAGTGCGCGCGAGGCGGCCGGGAG